CAGCTGTTGCATTGGTAGCAAAATTAAAAGCCGTTCCGCCTGATGCACCTTTAAAATAAAAACTAGTGCCAGTTACAAACCGTCCACAACCTTGACCTTGAATTGTTACGTTTTGCGGAATGGTTACTGTACTTGCTAACTGATATTCAGCTACTTCAAAAGAAAGAATCCCACCATTTGTTAAACTGTTTAATGCCCTTTGTATTCTTGGAGCATCGTCTGTTTCTCCACCAGTTCTTGGAAATTCTTTAATGCTAATAAAATATTTTTGATTAACTAAATCTGTTTGCTGTGCCTTTTGTGCCAAAGACGCAGTATTAGTAGCAATGTTTGTTGTGTTTGTTGATATATTTGCTGTATTGGAAGCGATATTCGCTGTATTTGTAGCAATATCAGAAGTATTCGTTGCTACATTTGTATTTGTAGTAGTTAAATCGCTTTGTTTCGCAAATTGGACATTCCCTATCGAACTTCCAATAAATAGCTTTTGTGAATCCGTGGTAAATGCTGGTTCACGTTCAGATAAAACAGGGAGATTTGCTTCTAAACCACCTTTTAACAAAATTTTTGGCATTAAAAACCACCCCCATCGTATGTGCCTGAATCTGGATTTAAGAAGCTGCCGCCATCAGCAGGAACACTTGTATCAGGTGCAGTTTGTTTTCTTGTTATTCCTAGAACATCGGCAATAGGAATAATCGTTGCAGGGCGTTTCCTCTTTAACTCGTCAAATGTGTTATTAAAGAAGCTCGCACGGTTCATGTCCTCTGTTAAAAGCAAATGAGCCGCCAATCCATACGGTAGAATGGTAGTTGCTGAACGATCATCTATTTGAAGCGGTGTTTGATCGCTTGTTATCGATAGCGGCGCAATGTTAGCGGGTAATAATTGAGATTGTAGCACTGTTAAAATGGGCCAGGATTTCTTTTTGTAGTCATCTGGATACCCTGTATAGGTTCCGTCTTGTGTGACTTCATCCATTAAATTCATAGCCATGATGAATACATCTTGTGCGATTACGCTCATGTAACCACCTCCCGATTGCAAATAAAAAAAGGCAGAGTGTTACCCCTGCCTTCCTTCTTACTTCTTCTTAGCTTCTTCTAAAATTACTTGATCTGTGACTTCTTTGAATCCTTCACTCAAATAAGCTGCCGCTTGAATTTCATTAAGGGCTGTTACGCGAACTGTAACGCCTTCAGAATTTTCAACTTCAAATACTCGTTCCATTTAAATATCCTCCTTATTAGTTCACTGTTAACCAAGCATAAACGGCTTTTACACGGCTAGTAAGAATGAATGCATCGTAGTAAATGCGTCCTTCTACTAAGTTACCGTTGATTCCTGGTGGGTTTTCGTGAATCTTGTAATCTTGTAATTTCTTAGGCGCACACATAGCTGACTTGTGAACCACAATAAATGGAGTTTTAACAGGGAAGTAAGATGTCGGCATTTTAACGATAGCTACACCGTCCACTTCACCCACTTGACCTGTGATTAGCATGTTTTGAGCCAGTTCAGAAGCCTTAATGAATGTGTTATCTTGCTTTAAGAAGTTGTAGAACTTCGGTGTTACAAAGGCAATACGGCCATCCTGTGGCACTTTGTTATCATCAAGGTAAGCAGTTGCTTGCAAGAATGATACATAAGCGTTGGAAGCTGTGATGTCAGTAGCAACCGATTGACCAGCGTTAGCAACCGCAGCCGCTTGCCATTTTGTTAAACGGTAGGTATCGATTTCAGGAACGACTACTTCATCATTTTGACGGGCAAGAGCTTTACCAGCGTCACGGACATTCAATGAATCCTCTTGGTTTCCTGCATCAATGGAGAATGTGAATGAACGGTCTTGCGATAAAGTGTAAGTTGTTACAGTATCATCAAGTTCGTTTACAGTACCGTAACGGCCTGCACCTGTACGAGTGTAGTTGTTCATTGCTGATGTTGAAATGTTATAGATCGATACAGTTTTTACGCCATCCCAATCATAATCTTGGTGTGTTGCTGCTTCTGTTAATGATTTAAGGGCAAACCTCTCGTCTACCTTGGAACTATATTTGGATGCTAAGTTTTGAGCCATGGTTAATCACTCCTATTAGTTGGGTTAGATGCTATTAAACCCTTGCAGGAATGGATCATCTTCTTCCGCCGACACTTGTACGCTTCCGTTTCTTGTCAGAGAGCCTACGGGTGCTTTCTTTGCGTTTGATTCATTCTGCTTAAGGGTTTTAAGCTGTTGTTGTAATTCTTTAAATTGGTGTTCCATATAAGCCTGTTTTAAAGGCACTCCCTTTGCGTTGGCTTCCCATACGCTTTGCGGGATTTGGTCTTTGTTTGTATCGAATGCTCTGCCCTCTGTTGCTTCAAAGTGTGCAAAGAATTCATTGAATTGCGCATTAGCCTTTTCTTCCGCTGCTTTTGCTTGGCGTTCTTGCTCAAAATGATCGCGAAATTTACGGCTTTCCAACACTTCCTTTGCAAGATGCTCGGGAATGTTAGCTTGAATTAATTCATTCAGTTTTTCTTGCTCCTGTTGCTGTTTTACGGCTTCAAGATATTGATTCACATCCATGCCGTGTTGACTGGCTAGAGATTCAACAAACGATAAACGCGGGTCCGATTCAAGCGCTTGAAGTTTCTCCTGGATTTTATCGTAGTTCATTCCCTTTTGAGCCAGTTCGCGCGCTCTCACTTCATCGAGTGTCATTTCCTCGCCGTTATATTTAACTTTAAGGAATGGGTTTTCTTCCGCTGGCGGCGCTTCGGTTGTCTCTGGACTTTCCGTCTCTTGAGTATCAACCGTTTCTAATGTTTCTTCGGTTTCCTGTGGTTGGGATTCTTCGAAATCATCAGGTAAAATCATATCTTCATTCATTTGTAATGCTCCTTTCCCTATGGTTGGGGAATATTTGAACAGTTTAACGTCTTATTCAGGACAAAATAAAAACACTAACCTGAGTGATTAGCGTTTATTAGCGTTCAATGCTAAGTTGATTAAATTAGGCTTAACTGCCGGTGCTGGAGCCGCTGTTTGCAGACCTGGTTTGAGTCCGTTAGAAGGGCTGACAGCAATATTCTTTTTGGGTGTCATGTCGTGAATATGAGCACCTCGGGATTTCATACCCGCTGTTGTTCCTTTAGTTTTGGTCATAGGTTTCACCTCCTTTTTACTGTGGTGGAGGCCCTGGTGGCCCTTGCGGAGCTGTTTGTTGCATATGTTGTATAACGGCTTGTTGTTGTTCAGGTGAAGATTTCAAGAACGCTTGCTGCTCTTGCGGTGTCATCTGCTGTAAGATAGCGTTAGGATCGTTAGCTTGTGCCATTTGTTGTTCCTGTTGCATCTGCATTTGGTCTTTGATCTTGTCGATAAGCTGTTGCTTTTGCGGGATATATTCTTCCGGTACCCGTTCGAGATAATCAACAAATTCTATTTTCTGATTCATTAGTAAGTTGTCTAGTGTTTGTAAGGATGCAATCTGTGACCAATAAGAAGATTCACCGACATCTGCACGAACTTTGAGCCATTCATCTTTAAATACGGAGAAATCGAACATCATTTGTTGATTTTGTCCTTCAACTTCTACCACAACAGGACGCGTACCGTAGTAAGTCCCCATCATATCGAATAAGATTCGGCCTATATCTTCAACCCATTCATACAGGTTAGCCTTCGGATTTTCCAACGGGATTGCCGTAGATTTCTGTACCGCAATAATAGCAGAAGTGTTTTTCGGATCCACTTGGCCTAATGCTGCATCGGATACACCAAGCATTTCTTTTGTGAATCCCATTACCTGTTCAATCACTTGCATGATTTGGTTACTCATGTTCCCGGGTTGCAAATAACCCGCAATATTGGACATATTCGTTTCAAAGCCCACGCCGCTAACAGGTATCGCAGAGCCTATGGAGTTATCCCATGTTGAAATGATATCCGAGTTATAGACCGCTTTCGGGAAGGCTGTCATCATCAAGTGATACATAACCATCGCAAACATACGGTTAATGAATATTTGGTTCGGCATGATACCGCTTGCTGAAGCAATTCCGTGATAATTGTTTTTTCGTTTGATCCAGTTCATCCAGGCTACGGGATAACGAGATAAGCCAGTATCAACATCTTTATAGATGTACGTATTTCGCACGCTCTTAGACACCATTACATTGCCTGTGTCGGGGTCTTTACGGTAAACGATGATATACAAGGCCTTGCCTGATTCATCGCTGTCTACCTCGATAATGGATGCATCATGGCTAGCTTCCCAGAAGTTTTCCTTGTCTGCTGTGATTTCACCGTCGTCAGGATTTGCATTTTGGTATCGTTTCTTTTCCGCTTGCAAGTTAGCGACTGTATCACGGCCGCTAATGATGATGTATGGCTGTTTATCTACATTCGTTGTATTGGCGTTACCGAAGAAAACGTTCGTCCCGTCAACCAACTCCATACAGATTTCACCTTTGATATTCGGAGCTTGATTGCCGTATGGTTTTTCATCCATATCAAAATAAAAGTGTGCTGCCGCATCACCTGTTTGCGCCGCATCGAATAACGCATCTTTAATGCGGAAATCCATTTTCAGCTTCTCTAATAGATTCTCTACCGCGCTATTCGCAAACTTTGAAGGTGTCAAAGTGTTTGGATCCTCACCGTCTGCCACATTTAACAGCGGTTCAAAGTGGATAGCTGTTTTAGATGAGGTTAAAGCTGCTACCTGGAACTGTATAACACGTTTCATAATGTTAAATACAGGTTTCGGCATGTTATCCGCTTTAAGGTTGCGCCATTGGTCATCGTTAAAAAAAGCGATATTGGCATCAACTGTATGATAATAGTTAGGCTTCATTTGGTTGTTGTAGTTCTTACCAGCTTCATATAAAGCCCAATCTTTTGTCTTTTTGCTGTTCTTCATTAAATTAGCGATTTAACTCACCACTTTCTCTCAAGCGCTTTATCCATGTCATAGCTCATTAAATTCTCAAAGTGAGCTTGAATGCGTTTAGCTTTCTCTAGTTGTTCCTCGTCAACTTCAATCGGCTGTGGCGCAGGTTGTTTAGTCGCTGACCGTTTGCCTAGTTCATAAACGACAAATAAGACTGCTGCTGACAGCAATCCTAGTAAAAATTCCATATTATCACCTCACCATTGTGTAAAGTGTTTAACTGGCGGTTTCCCACCGGTCATTGTCTTAATCGACTTCTGCAGTTTTTCTTGCGGGGAAACATAGTTCGGATCACGGTCCATCTTCCGTTCCTCTTTAAACTTCATTGCTTCATCGTTAAGCGCATAGCGAACGGAATCGATCGCATGGTTATTCTTATCGGGGTAACTTGCTTTAAAGTTTCCGTTGGCATCCTTATCTAACTCGTATGTTAAAAACTCTCTCGCCGTCTCTGGACAGCGTATGTCATCTATAATAATGGCTTCTAAGCTCTGTAAGAACTTGATGCCGTATTCGATTGAGTCAGGGCCTTTCTTTACACCGCGCATCTTTAAACCGTATTGGCGTAGTTCATGTATACTTTTAGGTTCGGCAGAGTCAGCCAAGACCATTTCATTTGCCCTATTCTCTTCCTTAATATAGGAATATGCTGATAAGTTTGATAATCCAACTTTATATAATTCATGGAAGACATATAAGTGTTTCTTTTTCCTGTCATAATGGACAACGTTGTATGCGAGCGGATCAATGGCATAGCCGAAGTCAAGACCTCTTTTAACATTATAGAAGCCATTAATTTCTTCATCATTGATTCGTCTGATTTTGACATTGTCAAACACTTCACCGCCTGTTCCTGTCACATTCCCCAGGTATTCATGTTCATAAGCAATCGGCTTCACTTCCTTCAAGTGCTCCGCTTCCACTATGAACTGTTCTCCAAGCCATTCACGAGGTACTGTTAAGTAGTTTGAATGATGGAATAGTCTATCATCCCTTGTGAGTTGAACCTCCGCATTCACCCAGTTATTCGCACTCTTAGGTGGGTTGTAGGAATAGAATACGGTGAACTTCTCACCGCCACGCATTAAGGACTGATTAATCATCCGTATTTCTTCCATGCCGTTGAATTCGTCAACTTCTTCATACCAGAGGAATTTACAGTATCCTTTTGAGAACTTAATCGACTTAATCTTCTTCGGCTTATCCGCACCTCTGAATATAATCTTCTGCCCGGTGGGAATATAAGTTAATCCTAATGGGCTGATAGAATCATGCCAGTAATTGCCGACTCCTAAGACCTCTATTGCCCATTGGAGCTGTTCATACACAGAATCCTTTAATGTGTCTTTAACCTTCCGCATAGCTACCGCATTCGCTTGAGGATCACCCATAATGCCCAATATGATTTCGATAGCGACAAAAGAGGATTTGGTTGAACCTCGCCCACCGCCTAACCAATAATGGGTGTGTTTCTTTTCTTTTATGTCTTTGTGTATCTTATGGAAGGATGGAGCAATTACATTAGATAGCTTAGTCATCTATATCATCAACTATCTGTACACCCACTGTGCCTTCTAGCTGTGTTTTATCGGTCCATAAGGTGTAACGCTTGCCGATGAGCTCAAGAGCTTTTAAACGGTCCTTTGCGCTCATACTCTTATTTACAACCGATGGGCCACTTTCACCGAATACAACCACTTCTTCCTGTTCCTCATTACGAGCTATCGAGGTAAGCAGCTGCATGACTTCTTCAGCTTGCATGATCCGTTTA